CGAACGAAATGACCGCCTCGCTTGTTAGGATCGGGTTGACCTTGTTACGAATGTCGCCGTTCCAAGTCAGCGCCCAACCGTCCTCAGCCAGCGTAATGCTGTCCGGGCTGCCTGTGTACTGGCTGTCGTAAATGTCCACGCGCCACTCGTCTCCGGTGGTATCGCGCATCTCGCCCCTGAATCTGACTGCTCCCATTAGAATCCTCTTACTCGGTTACGTTCGAAGTTGCTGCGCTCACTACTGAGCAAGATGTCCCGGCCACTCAATCGGCCAGTGACTGTCACGTTGCCGCCACCTGCGCCCTGAATCATCGACTGCAATTTGTCGAGCGGTGCGATGACTTCCGGATTGGTTCGTGCGCCGGAGTACTCACCCACAAGCGCGGCGGTCGGACCGCTGACAATCCCACCGTCCGCAAAGCCAGTCAGGCCAAAGCCGCCTTGCAAGAATGCGCCGAACCCACCTTGCGCAATGGTTGATCCCGGCAAGAGCGCAGAGATGAGCAAGAATGCAGCGGCCATTGACGCGAGCTTGATGAGCAGGTCGGTCAGGACTTGTTTCATGAACTCGCCAAATGATTGCGTGCCGTCCATAAGGCCGCGGAACAAGCTGCTGAAGGCGTTGGTCAAGTTGCCACTGATGGCGTTTGCGATGCTTGACATCTTGAGGTTCATCTCCTCCATCCGGTTCTCCACCTCGTCCGCTGTTCGGTCTACGCTATCAAGGCTTGGCAGCCCGAGGTTCGTGTTTGCTCTGTCGCCTGCCATCATCAGACCGCGCTCGCCTTGACCTCCGCGCATGGGTTGGATGGCTTCAGCAACACCTGCGTCTTGGAATGCCTTCCGCATCTTCTCGGCCGCTTGCCTTGCCTTTTCCTGCGCCGTAACCATGCGCTCCATGTTGACGCGCTGGCGCTCCACCTCATCGGCAACAGTACCCTCAACGACCGCCCGCTCCTGAGCCAATGCAGCCAGCCGTTCGTCGGCCATTGCCGCCCATTCCTTGTTGTCAATCTCTTGCTTGATGGCGACAATGCTTTCCTGCAAGCCGTCAATCTTCATGCGATGGCGCTCGACGGTTTGTTGATGAACGCGCCGCTCTACCGCGTCGCCTGTCAGGACTTGATTCTTGAGCGCCTCGTAAGTCTTGCGCTCCTCTTCCAGTTCCTTGGTCAGTTCGCGCAGGCGGTTCTCTTCAAATCGCTTGGCCTCTGCCTCATTCAGCCCCTCGATGCCTTTCTTCAGCTTCTCGACCTCTTCATCTGCGTCCTTTGCGGATGACATGTAAAGAGACACTGCGCCAGCAAATAAACCAATGCCCGCAACCACCAAACCAACGGGGCCAGACATTGCCAGCGCAGCCATCCTGATGGCGTACATCGATTGAATGAGTTGTCCAGTGATAAAAATAAGCGGGCCGATTACTGCAACAAGACCCGCAAAGACTGCTGCCGCTTGTATAATTTTTGGATTGAGTTCTGAAACTCTTGTGGCAAAGTCTGCAATTCTTTGAGCTACGCTTTTAACCAACGGCAACAACTGCTCGCCAATGCTGATGCCTGCCGCTTCAACCGCGCTTCGCAAAGCATCAAAGCCGCCCTGTGCTGTATCTTCTAATACCTTGCGTGCCTGTAGCGCTGCCCCGCTTCCTTCAATTTGCTTCTCTGTCAGTGCGGCAACCTCCGCTGATGTGCCCTGCAGTACAGGAATAATCTTGCCCGCCCTGTCTCCAAACAACTCAAAGCCTTCCGCAACCGAGAGGTTGCCACTAACAAGTTTCTGCAGCACCTCGTTGACTGGCGTGCCGTTTTGCACCAGTGTCGTAAAGGCTTTTGTCAGAGCGGTTCCTGCCGTGCTTGCGTCAACACCAGCATTGACCAGCAACCCCAGCGCTGAACCTGTATCCTCAAGTGAAATGCCCAACGCGTTTGCGGTTGGCCCCACCGTCCGCATGGCAATATCAAACTTCCCAAGGTCGAGCGCAGACGAGCCGAACAATATGGCCATGTTGTCCGCAACTCGGCCAGCCTCTGACGCTTCAAGACCAAACTGATTTAAGGTAGCACCAACAACTTCGGCGGTCTGTCCGAGGTCTGTGTCAAACGCTATTGACAAGGACAAAACCGACTCGGTCATGTTCTTGATTTCAGGCGCAGTGTTGCCCAGCTTCGCCAACTCAAGCTGTAGTTGAGCAACTTCTGACGCGCTCTTACTCGTGCTGCCCCCCAACGCCTTGGCCTGTGCCTCCAACGACTGCATTTCGGCAGCCGTGAACCCACTGACCGCCGCAACCTTAGCCATGCTGAATTCGAAGTCGGCTGCCGTTTTAACAGCAAGCCCACCCAATGCGGCAATAGGTGCCGTGAGATTCATGGACAACTGTTTGCCGAGCGCCTTGGTGTTCTTTCCGAACGCCTTGATTTTGTGCATCGACTTCCCGAGCTTCTTGTCGAAGTCGGTGGTGTTGGCGCCTATCGCAACAACGAGGTCTTTTAGCTTTGCCATCCGTCTCTCATTTGTATTTCGTCAAACAACTCGTCCCTGGTGAGTCGTTCCTTTTGGTTGGGTTTCACTGACTTCTCCCATGGGAAGACCGCCAAATCTTTCGGCTTCAATTTACGACCCTTGCGGAGATGCGGTTGCAGGCTGATCATCCCAAGCCACCGGGTGCGTTCCCACTCAAACCGCTCGCGAATCTCCTCGCGCTTGTTCCATCCTTTGATGGCTAGCGTCAGTTCGTCCAACGTCATGGCGTAAAACGAAGATGGGGACAGGCCAAGTTGACCCATCCCCACCTCTATCATTTCGTTCCAACCTAACGGCTCGCTATCGTCTACGCTTTTTTTTCGCCCGCACCCAACTCCTCGAAGGCAATGGTGACGTGCGACAAATCGACGCTGTCCATCACTTCGTTGATGCTGAGGTCGAGTTCTTCGTTGTCGGCTTTGCAGCCAGCCTCGATCCCGACGTAGATAAGCCACGCGCACGCTTCAGCCGACAGCTTCGACGGGTCGCTGAGGCCAAACACGTTGACCTTTGCGCGCTTCTCAAACTTGGTCAATGCGCCCAACGTGTAGCGCATCGGATAGTCTTTGCCGTTTATGTTTATCATTAAATCGTTGCAGGCGTTACTGTGCCTGTAGCCTCAAAGGTAGCAGAATAAGTCGCTGTATCCTCAGTTCCCGCTGACAATTCGAGGCTAGTGCAGATGGCTTCTGCCGATATGCTTTGGTCGCCTGTGGCTTCCGTGCTGAACTTCAGCGTCACAGCCGTACGAGCAAGCAAGGTCGTAGTAAGGTCTGCCGTGCTTTCGTTAGTGGCTTCCGTGTAGTCCACGAGGCCGCTAACGCTGAACGAGGCAGTACGCAAACCGCCGAGCAGTTCCCGGTAGCCGCTGCTATCCTTGGTGGTTACGTCGATCGTCTCGACTGACATTGATACGCTCACATCTTGAGCAGCTGCGACGAGTGTGCCTCCCACATATACGCCGAGCAGGGTGCCGTTAAATACTCCCATAATTATTGTTCTTCAGTAGTTGATTCCTCTTTTTTGGCCTTTGGCTTTGGCGGGTCAAGCACTCCTGCCTTCTTCATCTTGGCAGCTAGTTCATTGGTAACGGTTGGCTCATCACCTGCTTTCCAGTGCTTGTTGCCGTGCTTGTACGCTTTATGCAATGTGACCTTCATGGCTGCAATTTACACACTTTCAAATTAGCCCGTGACGCTGTGCCGCCCGCTCGCAGTGACCGGGATCTATGAACTCAAGCTGCGCCCTGACCCACCTGCCAACCTTGGTCAGTTGGCCGTCGCGGTGCGCTTTGCCGATGACAGCGCTCACCGGATAGTACTCGCCAAACTTCAGGTCGTAGCCCGGCATCGTGAGCCAAGCGCCAAGCCAAGCGGCTGCCACTGCGTTGAGAACTGACGACATCTTGATCCCGACCGAGTAGATGCCGATGAGGATGCGCGCGATGTCCGCCGTGAGCAGCATGGCCGTCCACTCGAAGATACGCACGATGAGGCCGTACACGATGCCGATGGGGTAGCTGATGAGCGCCAGACAAAACAGCGCGGTGAACTTCAGGACTTTCATGGCTCGATGTCTTCAGGGAACCAACCGAGCGCCTGCATCTCTTCCTGCGTGCGGA